CGCCGTTGGAGCCGTTCGCACCTGGAGGACCGGCCGGTCCTGCAGGCAGAGAGACGCCAGGCGGCACATTCTGAGCAGCCGGACGCAGAATGACGATATTGCCAGTGATCATCGCACGACCCCCTGGTTGACGGTTACGGGGCCGGTCGCGATCGTGCGGGTGACGCCCTCGCCGGTCGCCTGAACCTCAAAGACGTAGTCCCCAGTCGCGAGGGTAGAAACAGCGGTTTTCGGGATCGCGAGGGCGAGCACGTTTAAGCCCGCGCCGCCAGTAACGATGCTTCCGGTCGGCACGGACCCGACGATGGCGCCTGATACGCTGGAGGCGGCCAGACACAGCACCGGGTCGATGGCCTGCTTGCGAACCATCATGATCAGCGTCAAACCCGCGAGCGAAATCGGGTTAGACGACGCATCAATGTAGGCCCACGAGTCCGTCCAGTCCTCGTTGTTCGCGATCGTGACCGGGAACGTGAGGAGGGGCAGATTGAGGATCTGCGTCACGTGCGGATCCCTAGCCGAACGCGGGCCATTTAATCGCTACGAACGCCGCCTGCGCGAGTTCGACGTCGCCGGCCGCCTCGATCTCTGCTTTTGCCCCGAGACGAACGCCACGGATCGCGGCTCCGGCCATCAGGTACGCTTCGTAGGCGGCCTTTACCGAGCGAGCCACGCCGAGCACGTCGGCCGCAGCCTTGCCGCCCTGGGGGTCAATATCGACGCCGATGGTGGCAGCCAGCATCGGATAGTCCGAAACGTTCACGGTGCCGGTCGCATCCAAGGCGGCCCGCGCCTGCGCGTAGGCTTCCTGGTACTCCATCGCCTGCCCGGAGCCAGGCGTGATCAGGGTCAAGCGAAGCGCTTCCGCCCGATCATCGACAGCGAGTTTTAGCCGCGCCTTTACGGCGTCGAGGATCGCGGGCTCAGGGACGTTAAACTCCCGCAATTCCGTGACCGTCATCTCGTAATAGCCCTCCCCAGCGAGGGACAGGCGCGTGTCGTCGAGGGAAAATATCATCGTGCGTTCCCTCAGACCGACGTGAGATTGGAGGTGTAGCGGTTCTGACTATCGGTATTCGGATTTCCGCCGCCGGCGATGCCATCGAACAGGTGGCCGCCGACCGCCATCTGGAGCCCTTGGAAGCGACCGTCCAAGTGACCGTTGGAGGTCCCGAGCAGCGCGCCGCTGCCGGGGTTTGTGCCTGTATCGGAAACTGTCACACCTACGGTAACGGCAGCGAAGCCGAGGCTTCCCAGCGCGGTGATATGATTTCTGAAGGTCAGGCCGGCTGGGACGCTCGGTAGGGTGACGCTGACGTAGTTAAGTCGAACCGCCGAGGCGTAGCAAAACCACCCCGAACATGCCGTACCGACCGGGGTCGGACTGTTAGTAGCGGTTCCGATAAAGGTAATTGCCCGCGCGACTGGATTGTTATTGCTGTCCACGCCGTTGATGCCTAGCGGCGAGTAGATGTTTTGCCGAAGGTTGACGGTGACATCGCCGAGTAGATTGATGGCGGTGGAGATGGATCCCATCGCGCCGATGACGTTATCAATGCTCTTGCGGGCCAAAGCTGGTGTTGAGCCGTCGGCGGCATCGTTGCCGTTGATCGGGTCAACCCAGACGGTGGTGACTGGCGGACGCGAATTGATGACGGTGATCAATTCCGAGTTCGCGGAGCCCTCTAGCCGGATATTGGTGCCATCGTAGAAGGCCATCCTCCAACCGGCCGGAATATCTCCGACCGCCGGTGCAGCCCCGTTCCGAAGCAGCAACGACTTGTTGCCGGTTCCATTGACGTTGATAACCGGTGTTTTTGTAGCGTTGGGGTTTGCGAACCGGATGAACATCCTCTGGTTCGGGGTAAGCGTGCCTGGGTTTGGCGCCAGGTTCACGACATAATTGTCGGCCGACCCAATGTCCTGACCAAAGGTCCAAGAGCCCGCCTGCACACCAGCCGGCACGCCAGGGAGCGTGACCGGAATGAAAGGAGCCCCCGCGTAGCCCGAGATGTTGCCGCTGCTGATTGAAGTCGCGCCGTAAGGAAGCGTGACTACAAACAAACCGACATAGCCTGCGTCAGGCGGCGGGGTCGTTTGGCTTCCAGACGACGCGGCCGTCCCTGGCTTTGCGATGACGCTTACACCCCCTTGCAGGATCGTGTAGCTCTGCGCGCCGTTCCCGCCTGGACCAGGATAGGTGACGTATTTGTACGTGTTGGTGGACGGGTCCAAAACCGGCGTCGGGTTCTGAAAAGACAGAACCGTCGAGCCAGATGGCAAGTCCGCATAAGCGACTTGGATCAGGTAGTTCTGAGCGTACCCCACTGCATTCGGAGGCGCCAGCGTCAGGGTCTGCGCATCAAGCGCAACGCCCTGCTTCAGGACCTGATGGCCATCGACATTGAGCGCGCTCTGCGTCGTCGGCTCGATGTTCTGAAGCTGATAAACTTGGCCTGGACTGACCGCGATATTCAGCCCGCCCCCAGGCGTTACCGAAAAAGCGCCGGCCGGCACGACGGTGCTGGTCCCGAGAACCGCCTCTGCCAGCTTCGCCAAGCCAACCATGGCAAAGCGGCCGAGCTGCAGGTTGTCAAGCGCGCGCGGCACCTGCCCCGCGTAAACGAGCGTGCGGTCCATCTGAAACCTATTAGTTTGGGATTAGGTGTGGGCGACCGGCGCGTTCTGGATCGCGGTCCACGCGATCACGCCAGCCGCGGCAGAACGGGCGACACAGGCGTAAATTTCATCATCGGAGACTGGCGCAGTGTATTCGCTGTCTTCGACGTAGCGGAGGCCGACGCCAGTATCGTACCCGCCCATCACATCCATGCCTGTGGCATTCGGGATGCCGCCGCCAGCGGGGCGGTAGGCGGTCACGAAAAGCTGATAGGGCGCGAGGTCGCCCAACATGCCTGCGCCTCGCGAAGTCGTAGAAGATGGACCGAAAGCCTGATCGTAAGGCGCTGGGCCCGCATCGTAGCCAAGCGATTGGTTCAGGCCACCGACAGTCCCAACGACAAGACTGGACCCCGCATAAGCCAAGCCGGCGCCATCGTAGGCGCCGCAATCGTTAGCGCTGAACAATTCGACGATCTTGGGTTGGTAGCTGGTGAGGTCGTAAAGCGCCTTGCCAATTGCAGGGCGCGTCACTCGCGGGCGGAAAATCTCGTCCGTGTATCGCTTGCGCCAAGCGGCATCAGCTTCACCGTTCCTGCGCAGGAACCAGTCGCCGAAAAATCCATAGGCATCGATGTCGAGCAGATAGCTCAGCGTTCTCGATCGGCGTGTACCAGCCTTAACTGTCTGCTGCTGCGCATAGAGCCACGCGAGGCTATCTCCGATGCCGCCGAACACTGCGTCTCGCACGGGCGAGACATCAGCGGCCCAGCGGCGTGGGAATAGGCCGCGGAGGCGCCGCAGGAGATCAGTGGCTGAGCCCTTAATGGTCACGAGACCACAATATTGTTGGCTTTGGGCGTGGCTTGGGGCGTACCGGTCACATCACCAGTGCCGCCGTTCAGCAGGTAGGTGTTCGGATCAATCTCAAGCACACCGGGCACCGTTTTTGCGATGGCGGGGAGATCAAAATAAGCAACAGTGGCGCCCTGCCCGAGCCCGTTGATGAAGCTCGCCAGCGCAGCACTCACGGCGGCCACGACGTTCTGATGGATGTATCCAGGCCGGGTCGCGATCTGCATTGAGACGTTGATGGGTTGTCGCGTGGCCGCATAGACACCGGCGCGAACGCCCGCCGCACGCACGCCCGTCGTGTCGCTCATGATGGCGGCCTGCGCTGCCGCAAGTAGGGTGGAAGAGATGTTGCCTGAGCCGTCGTCGACGATCACCGTGACCATGCCAGGATCGGGCGCACCGTTCAGATCCTGGTTCTGGAGTACTTTGCAGGTCAGGCCGACGCGCAGATTGGCGATGGCGGACTGGTAAGCCGGCACTGTGCCGCCCGTGCGGCCTGCGACCGCGAGCGTAAACCGAGCCTTGACGCTGTCGTCGCTTTCGACATCGAAACCGTTTGTGAAGGCGCCTGGGTTCGTCACAGTATCGACGCCCGGCATTGTGGACGAGATCAAACCGATGGTGGCGGCGCCGACATTGCCGTTCGCGCCCGGCTGGCCCGATGACCCGATAGTGATGCTGGCAACAGGCGCCGTGACGCTATTCACCTGCGGGGCAATGGCGTAGGCGCCGAAGCTGCCGTCTGAATTGGCATAGGAAGCCACGTAGGCGGCATTGCTCGGATCGGCGTAGACCTGAAACGTCTGCGTTCCGTCCGTGGTCCTGACTGTGCCCCCCACGGGGACATACCCTATGGTAGGGCCGGTCGAGTAGCGAGAAAACACGCACAGCCCCGTTGAGGCCTGCGCCCCGAGACGTGTCACGCCCGACAATGGAAAGTCGGCCACAAAGGTGTCAATGTCGGAGCCGTAAGAGGTCGCCAGCCGGGTCAGCATGGCGATCTGAAGGTTCTCCTTCTGAAGCCAGAGGCCATTGCCGGCATAGGTCTCGGCGAGGGCGCGGAGCACCTTACCCTTGGCAAAGCTCAGAAAAACGCTGGTCAGCCGACTCTGGATGCCGGCCGCAATCGTGCCGACGATCGTGCTCTGGCTGCGGGTGTCGAGAACGGTCATCGGCTGCCCGGCGTTTCAAGGCTGACGGCAATGGCAGCCCCCGTCACGGCGTCGGTGTACTGGATGTCGATAGCAAAGAGCCCTGGGTTAGCGCTCGACGCAGTCGCCGTCGTTTTTGGCACGGGCACGGACGCAACGGTCGCCTCAAGCGCGATCTGCGCGCGCACGATGGCTGCGATGGCTTTCTCGCGGGCAACGCGCCCAATCCGCTCGGGTAGGCTCGCGCCATACTCGACGGCCCAGATGTAGGAGCCGGCTTGGGTCAATAGGCGCCGGATGATCGACTGCCGCGTCTCATCCGAGCCATCGACCAGCATGAGGTCGCCGTCAGCGGTGATCTGGAAATCTGAATTCCAGTCGAGAAAAATATCCGCCACGTCAGGCCGCCTTCGCGCGTGCGGGGATCTTGAGCTCGGTCAGAGGGCCGATGAAGGGATCAACGATCCCGTTCAGGTCGGCGATCGTCTCCCAGAGAAGCGCGTTGCCAAGTTCTTTGGCTGCCACTGCAAACAGCGTCGTACCGCTGACGCGGACAATCTTGGCCGGGATAGCAAGAGGGACGAGACCGGCGCTCATGCGACCCCCTGTGCGAGGTTGAAGACGGCACGGCCGACGAAGCCGCGCAGATCCGAGAGCGTCATCTGATCTGAGACTGCGTTCAGGCGACCGGAAAGGTCAGCGATCAGCGTGAGCGGGTGCCCAAATGGGTCAGGGGCGTCCAGGGCGGTACCAGAGGCATCCAAAGCGGCATCGATCATCGCGAGCACCGCCTGCCCCTGCGAGACCAGCGTGGCGATCTGATAGGGCGTGGCCGAGGTGATCGGCTTATTGGCAGTCACGTTCGCTTGGAACGCCGCCAAGGCCACTGGTATCGTAGCTGGGATCACTGCACGAGGCTCACGGCGACGGAGAGGTCTGCGCCGACGGTGATATCGAGGCTCGGCAGACCGATGCCGCCAATACCGAAACTCGCGCCGATGCTGCCGAGGACCCCAGTTCCGAAGCCCCCGCCCCCGCCGGCTGAGCTATCGACCGGCATGAGAATAATGCTGAACTCGACGTAGGTGGCCTTGCAGACCAACGGCAGGAATTCGAGGATGATGACTGTGCGGGCCTCGACGCCGTTGGAGTACGGAAGCGGGGTGCCGCTCTTTCGCAGGCTGTCCAGTAACAGGGCGTTGTCGGTGGCGTCGTCGCCCCAGAACTTGCCGGTCCAGGCGCGGTCGATGTCGTCCGGCCCCATGCAGTCGACGACTCGGTCACCGCCAGGCAGCTTCTTCACGCTGACCTGTTGCCGACCGCCGAAGGGGAGCTTTTCAGGCGAGGACCACGCGTCGAATTCGACGGGGCCGAGGATGACGACATCGGTGGCCATGCGCTACGTCGTCCGCACCGGAATGCCGCCTGAGGTTACCGTCTGACCGGCGATGGCGCCGTCGCTGCTGATGCCGCCGTTCTGCTGGATGATCTGCCCATTCACAGCGACGGCGCCCTTCAGGCTGATGTTGTCGGCGGTGAAGCTGTGGCTCTTGGCCATGAACGTCTGCGAGCCCTTGCCGGCGTCGATGGTGACGTTCTTGTCCTTGGTCACGAGGCTGTGGTTACCGTCAGCGTCGAACATGTGCTGACCCCCGTCCTTGTGCGTCGTGACGATGGAACCGTCAGCCTTGTGCAGGGTCGAGCCGCCGGACTGGTGCTTCACCAAGATCTCGCCGGACTGAACCACGGGCGGGTTGTCTGCTTGGGTAAAGTGCTTGTTTTTGAAAACGGGCGTGTTCGGATCGCCATTCTCAAACTCGACATCCATCCAGTCGCCATCAAGGTCTTCAGCCGACCCAACGTTCGGCCCAACCATGACGCCGTAGCCGTCGCCTGCGTGTTGGGACGACAGCGGCACCCAGCCAGTTTCGACCATGTGGGGCAGTAGAATGCCCTTGGCTTGATGCTTCTCGGGGTTGTACCCGGTGATAGCGACCGTGGCCTTGCGCTGATACCCACCGGTCGCCCGCTGAGCTTCTTTGCGCCAAATGTCATCCAGCGACATGCGGGATCCTAGAGACTGACACCGCCCTTACTGCCGCCACCAAGTTCGGCAGGGCGCTGAGGCGGCAACGGCACGGTTTTGGTTGCCGGACCGTTCTGATTGACTGACTTGCCGCCCCACGACTGCGTGGTGGCTGTAACATCGCGACCCTTTTTGGCATTCGTAGCCTGAATTGACATCCCGAAGCCTTCGCCCCACTCAATCACGAAATCTACGCCGTCGATGTCGTACTTCTGGTCGTAGATCGTGCCAGTACCGCTGAGGTTGAGATCCTGCCGCACGTCTACGCTGAGATCGCCCGGCGCTCGGATCACGACACCCAGTTCGTGCCGGGCGAGGCTCTTGGCTCGCGACTTCGCCAGCCGTTCCACCTGCTTCTGCGTGCGCCCTGGGTGATCATCCTGATAGGCAAGCACGTCGCCGACGCCGGGAATAGAAGCCTCGGCACGAAACACCTTACGCAGCCGGTGGTGGACCGACGACACGCTGTGCTTGATCGGCCGCCCGGCGGTCATGTTCCGTTTTAGGGCGATGTCGAGCACGTTGGCGACGGTGTAGGCCTCTGCGGTGCCCGGCGGTTGCCAGACCACATCGTAGGCACCGTTGCTCTGGTCGTCGGGCTCGAAATAGAGGGTCTTGCCGTCCACGTACCAGCGGCAGCCTTCGCGTTCAGCCAGATCGTCCAGAAGCTCCCAATCCGTCCGGTTCAGGGCGAGGTGCGCAGTGTCCTGATCGTACTGCTTGCCGGCGTACTCGCCACCCTCGTCGGGTAGCTGCACTTGAGCGGTCAGCTTGTGGTCCTTAGCAACCTTCTCGACGATGTCTTTCGTCTTTTGGTTAGAAAACTTCTCCCGGCGCTGCTTCTCGCCGAGGGAGGCCGACTTGTCCCGCCCTTGGACGCTGACGGTCATTTCTTTGAGGCTGACGGACGGCATGTCGATCAGGCCGGTCAGCATCTCACGCTCGTCACTACCGTCAGCCGCAGCAGACATGATGACTGTGGCGTCCTGCGGGTCGAAGTCAGTCCACTCAGCAAGCCCGAAGCCGTACCGCTCGGTCTCGGTGATCGACAACTCGCAGTCGAACGTGTCCGACCGACGCTTGCCAGAGCGATGGACGTGCGCGCTGATGCAGGGCATCCGGGCGCCGCCGATTTTCAACCAGACCCGCGGATAGCGGACCTGAGCGCCGCCGATGCCAGATGACATGGGTGATGATCAGGCCGCGTCCTCCTCGTCGGTGATCGCCGCGGCGAACTGGGTCTGGTAGAGCCGGTAGTAGTGGCCCCTGGCCGCCAGCAGGGCGTCATGGGTGCCCTGCTCGACGATGGCGCCGTCCTCCATCACCAGGATCACGTCCGCGTCGCGGATCGTGGAGAGCCGGTGGGCGATCACGAAGCTGGTCCGGTCGGAGCGCAGCTTCTTCATGGCCCGCTGCACCAGCAACTCGGTGCGGGTGT